CTGCCATACAATGTTTTACAATAGCAGATATTATATATTTATAGTGAGTGTCTTTTTCTAATCTTTCAACTATTGTTTTGGGGTTAGGGTACTCATGATTAATAATTAAATTACCATCAGTATTAATAGATACTACAGTTTTAAAAAGGGGAGCCTCGTGCTCCCTTTTTTTATTTTGACTTTGGTTTATCATCTTGCACAAAACTTGGATTTATTTTTGGGTCAAGTTGAGGTAATTTCATTAATACTGCTATTCCTTGTGCTACTTCTTGATAAGGCCTTGTATACATATACTTTAATATAACTGACCTTGTCGATTCCGACATTATATAATTTATTTCTTTCTCCATTTTATTTCTCCTGCTATAGCACTGTATGCAGACATATCAATATAAGTATCTTTACTAACTGCTCCAAGTTTTGTTCTTGCAACCTTTAATAAAGCCATCATAATAGCTACATCATGTGCTTCAATTTTTACATCTAAGTATGCAGACCACAACTTAGCTATATTATTATGGTTATCTACCTTATCTCCATAATCTTTTTGTCTATCTGTTCCAACTAATCTAGTGGCTTCAGATAAAATTTCTTTTGTTATCATTTCTTTTTTACCTTTTTAAATTTCCTACCAACAATAAATACAATACTATTTATACAAGTATTAATAGTTACCATACTTAATATCCACCATTTCCAAAATTCATCCATTTAATATTTATAACTAACGTTAAAAGAAAAACTTCTTCTTATTCCATCCCCACGAAAAGGATATACTTGATGTTGTAGCCAATTAGGAAAGAAAAATATTTTTCCTACTTCTGGTTTTACAGCATATTTAGGAATAACAAAAGGATGTGGGTCAGCAAATAAAAATTCTATCCATCCTGCGTGTTCTCTTTCCTTGTTTTCTTCTACAGATTTTGGCATCATTAACCAACCTGCCGCAGAAACCATACCAAAATGCATATGTGGTGGATTAAAATCTCCTTTAATAGAATTAACTATCCAACTATTATGTAATTCAATAGATTTTATATTTTGTTCAGCAACTTCTTTATCTAGCTCATCCCCTTGCTGTCTTAAATGAGTTTTAACAAACATATTAACACAATTTCCTGCCCAGTTAAATAAACTAGGTAAATCTTTATCTGGTTTTTCTTGCCATATATGGTCTTCAATTTTATGTTCTTGTTTAACATTACCTACAAGATTATCTGACCAATCTAATTGTTTAGATTTTTTATCACTTGCAGATATTTTATCTCCATAATCGTTTAATAATTTTATATAAGGTTTAGGAATTTGAAATTCCATAATCATTGGCCCAAATGGAGCATGGACTTTACCTCTTAATTTATATTCTTCTTCCATTAGTGTAATTTTTTTCTCCTTTTTTCTAAAAATTTTTCAAAATCTAAATTATCTTCAGATTCCATTTCTTCTCCCATAGCCATAATACCTTCATCAAATACCATGTCGGGATTTTTTAAAACTAAACGTAACATACCTCTAGCTAAAGTTAAACTTACATAATAATCATTTGTACTATATAATTGTTCATCTATAATACCACAAGTAAATCCTTTTTCTGTTTGTTTTACATATATTTTAACTGGTAATATTTTTGTAAATTCTTCAATCATTTTTTATCCAATTTAAAAAGTATTCTGCATCAACAACAGCCAGGGGTTTACATTGATTCATTTTAAGGAATACTACAGGTTCTAAATTTTTTGCATTATATTCTGCTTGTCCATAATCTTTATATATTTTTTTAAATGCTTCTTGGTTTTTACATTCAATAGCAAAAGGGATAGACTTTTTTGCTTTATCAGACAATTTTATATCTACCCCTTTTTCTCCCATGATAGCACACACAACATCATTCTCATTAAGAGAGGGAAATCTTTTTAATAGTTCATCACGAACCCAATTTTGTAATCTTCTACCTTTTGCTTTTTTGCTTCGAGTTCTCATCTTTAAATTTTTCTATTATTTGCTCGCCAGTTGAATCATCTATATAATAAATTATTCCATTAATAGTAATATAAACAGATGTATCAGACCTAACATCAATTATCATCATCTATCCTGGGATTGTTAACTTCAGTATACCATGTCCATTTAGGCGACTTACTTTTAGATTGTTGTTGTGGTAAATATTGTAAGTTATCTCCCCAACATGCTTTTTTATATGGGCAAAAACTACAAGTAAATCCTAATACTTTATTGCCAGTAGGTTTTTTATAAAAATATTCGTCTACATCTTCAAAACATCTTTTAAAAGGTTTATCTTCTTTTAATGCTTTTATATTATGTTTTGCTGTTGCGATGGC